TGGAGACCTGTAAGCTCGGTCTCCAAGCTCGCGGGATCGATGTCCCGTCCAACCGGATCGACATGGTCCAAGCGTCCTTTTCCTCCGGGACTGTCGCGGTTCTGTTCGGTGCGACCCTCGGTGCGAAGATGCTCGAAAGCTACGCCGAAGTCGATGACTTCTCGCAAGGAATTTGCAGCGAAAGCGAGCGTCCCGACCTTGAGGAGCACAACAACAACCGGATGCAAGCCGCTCCGAATTTGAAGCACCACCCAGTCGGTGGGAAAGCCAGCCATGGCAACCGCCGTGTGTTGACTGAAAAGGCTCAAGTCGGACGATTCAGCGAGCAATTGAAGATCGACGAAGCGGACATGTTCGGCGACAACTTCCAGAAGCTTAAAGACACGCCGCAAGATTTCGGCCGCGCTGCTGGACGCTTGCGTCCTGACCTCGTCGCCGCCTTGCTCATGAGCAACCCGACCCTCGCGCAGACCGCTCGCAATTTGTTCAACAGCACCGACGGGAACGCCGCGACGGGTAAGGCCCTGGCTCGTGCAACCCTCAGTGAAATGATCGCACGTTTGCTCAAGGTCAAAGACGGCGACGCGACGCTCAACCTCAAGATGACGCACTTGGTTGTGCCTCCTGATCTGATGGACTTGGCGATCCAACTTTGCTACTCGGCCAACCTGTCGAACGACAGCGGATCCGGTGAGCTCAACCCGATCAAGAAGTACGGCATCACCCCTGTGACCGACGCTCGATTCTCGAACGGATTGGTCCACCCAGTCACCGAGCAAGCGATCGCCGGTTCGGACACCACGTACTACGGCATCTCCAAGGACGGACGCACGATTGAAGTCAACTACCTCCAAGGTGCTGGCCGAGTTCCTGTGGTCCGAACCGAGACCCTGACCGGCGGTGAGTTCGGTGTAGTGATCGATGTGAAGCACTACATCGGAGTCAACGCGCTCGACTTCCGAGCGATGCAACGCTTTGCGGGCTAGTCTTAGTGGCCCGACCATGGGCTAGTGATCGATTCCTTTCGGCAGAGTTTCGGCTCTGCCGTTGTTTCCCCCCCCTTCAACTCTCGACCAATCCCATGCTTATCCGACTTTTTCAGCCTGTAGTTTTTGACGGCAAGACTCTCGAAGGCGAGATCGAAACCAACGGCACGGCCATCAGTGCCGAGTCGATCATCCAGCGAGGCTGGGGCGTAGAGGTCAAATCGTCCAAGGCGTCCAAGCCGTCCAAGGCATCCCAAGAGCCTGTCGAGTCTGATCCTCCTGGTGAAGATCCAGACCAAGACGAATCGAACGAATCCGATGAATCGGACGAACCGCAAGACGAGCAGCCATCGGAGCAACCAGCCGAGCAGCCTGTCGTGGTCGAAGCGCCATCCAAGCCCACCAAAACCGCTCGACGAGCAAGTCGCTCTCAGAGCTAAGTCCTCAGTAACCGCACTTCTCACTACACACCAAAGAGACCATGGCAACTTACAAGCAAGAAACCGACTTTCGCCGATTCACCGCCAGTGCTGACACTGCCAACGGAGCCATCGTCCAGACCGCCGACGGCCTGGCCGGGATCGTCGAAGGCCTAGCCGGCGTGAAGTCCGGCAAGGTTGGCAACGCTCGCGTCGTTGGAATCGTGACCTGCGACAAGGCATCAGCAACCGTGCTTGCTGCTGGAGCCCGAGTCCAGATCGCCACTGCAACGCAGCTCGTCACCGCAAAGGCGTCGGGCGCTGCTGATGCAGGAAACATCTTGCTCGGTCGCACCGCTGCCGCTGGTGCGGACGGAGCACTGACGGTCGACATCGACCTGAACCGAGCCGCAGTCTAACCAACCACCATGGCCATCAAAGAAGCCGATCTTAAAGAATGGTCCGATCTCGAAGCAAGGCGATCCGCCATGCAGCGAGAACTCACGACCATCAAGGATCGGCAAGGCCAGATCGAGGAACAACTTGAAGCCGAGCTTCGCAAGTCCGGCAAGTCGAAAATCACGCGAAGCGGGTTCACTCTCGCTTTGCAACCTGGGAAAGCTTCCGTCAGTTGGGCCAAAGAGTACCTCAAAGCCATGGGCGATGAGGCAGTTCAGAAGCTTAAAGACGCCGCCGCCCAGACATCAGTCAAAGTGTTCGTGTTGGTTCCACCCAAGCCACCCAAGGCCCCAAAGGAATAGCCCATGGGGATGCTTGAGACTGGGACTGCTCACCTTGCTGAATCGATGACCAAACACACTGCGGTGGATGTCCTGTACATCAAACGCAAGATCCAAAAACCAATCAAGGCCACGCGGGGATCGACTCCCTTCGAAGCCTCAGACACCGAAGGGCTCATCCATCGGACCGTCAGTCGGGACTACCTAGTAGCCAAGACCGAATGGCCGTTCGATGACGACCCAGAAGACGGGGATCGAATAACCGACGATGGCAAGACCTACATCGTTCGCTCGATGACTGGCCAGCCAGTCTGGCGATTTGCCGACCCTGGCGAAAACCTAATCCGGATCCACACCAAGCAGCAATGAGCCCGATTCGTCAACTACTCGCCGACGTTGTCGAAGCACTCGCAGCCGCCGCAGTCGTCGATCCGGAAACCAATTCCGCGATCGATGGCGATACGTTCAAAGTCGATTACTTGCCACGGTTCGAAGTCGCAGACCTGAAAGATCTCCGGATCGTCGTCGCACCGAGGCAAAACACATCGACCAAGATTTCCCGCTCAACCCGGGAGTTTGAATTCGGGGTTCAGATCGCCGTCATCCAGACAGCGGCCAAAGACTCCGAGCGATTCGCACAACTGTTGGACCTGACTCACGAGCTCGACGCAGCACTGGCCACGGCCACGATCGACGGGGGAGTGTGGTCGAGGTCCGAAGTCAGCCTGTACGACGTCCAGGCACTGGAGCAACACGGTGCTTTTCGCAGCGTGATCACCGCGTACTTCAAGAACCGATCCTAACCGAAAGAGAGAATCATGCCGAACAAGGGACCACGCGCAGGCATCGAGTGCAAGCTTTATTACCAGGTCACTCCCGCGGCTGTCTTCAATGCCACGGCTCCGACGCTCGTGACCGAAGTCAAAGACCTCAATGTCACGCTTAACAAGACCCGCATCGACATTTCCAGTCGAGCGAGCCAGTGGAAAGCCCAGATCTCCGGACTCAAAACCGCCGAAATCAGTTTTGGTTACCAATACAACGGCGACCCAGACGACGCAGTTTTCACCGCGATGCGTCAAGCGTTTTTGAACAACACGATTTGGCACTGGGCAGTATTGGACAACACCATCGCGAGCCCTGGTCCGTCCGGTACGCAAGGACTGACCATGCCTGGGGAGATCATGGAATTCCCGATCGACCAGCCCCTCGAGGACGGCATGGTGGTCAACATCGTTGTCGCGCTGTCCCGAATCAAGATCGGTTCGCCAGCCGCGTTAATAGATCCAGCCTGGTTGATTGTCGCACCGTCCGCTTAGTTCGTTTGAATCACTGATCGTTCCACCCAAGCGGAGTCGGCCATGCCACTTCCGAAAGTCCGCAGAGGCAACGAAGTCGCGATCGATTTCCTCGACCATGGGGAATCGTCGCAAGGGCCCTTGGAATTCACTGTCTACGGCCGTGTGATTTCCCAGGACAAGAATCACATCGTGGTCGCTTCCTGGGTCTACTCGGATCCAGCCAAGCGATTCAAGCACGACGATTACAACGTTACCCAATTCACGATCGTTCGGAGCACCATCCGAGCGATCCGTTTTGTCCGCTAACCTCAATCCCAACGAAGGCAACTCGACCATGCCCAGTTTCAAGGATTGCGAATCCCGCTCTTGGGATCTTCGCATCGACGTCGACGTCATCCGTCGCGTTCGCACTGTATTTTCTATCGATCTTGCCAGGGCACTGGCGGACCCCGAAACGATCGACCGGCTCACTTCCGACATCGTGTTGACTATCGATGTGATCTACGAGATCTGCCGACCCGTCGCTGAGAAGATCGGAGTCACTGCGGAGCTGTTCGGCCGTTCACTCGCTGGCGATGCTCTCGGCCAGGCTGTCATCGCATTCGAGGAGGCACTGGTGGAATTCCTCCCGGAGTCCAATCGCCGGGCCACCGCTCGGCGAATCCTCGAGGCAGGAAAGGCACTCCAGAATCAGACGGCCCTACGGATCACCAACGCGATGGACAAGGGGCTGCTGGAGATGGGGATCCAGGAGCAACTGACGAGTCTGGATCAGATGATCGAAAAAGCGATGCGGAAGAGCGCGCCGAGTACTGGCCAACCATCCTCCGACTAGCAGCGAGAATCGGGATCGAGCCAGGGCCCTACACACTGCGAGAGCTGATGTGGATGTCCGACGAGATCAACAAAGACCGCTGGGATCGCACCAGTGACCTGATGACCCTGTTAGCCAACATCCACAGCCCGAAGCGAGCTCGCCCCTACAGACGCACTGATTTTCACCCGTACCGCACCGACAGCCCACCGCCGAGCATCAGCCGCGCCGAGCTGCACAATTTGCGAGACGGGCTCCCGGTCCACTATGTGACGCTACCAAAAACCGATGCAAATTGACCAACCGACCCTTCGACAATTGATCGCCGCCGACCAGCAAGCTGCCGCAGCTCTGGCCGAGGGCCGGTATGGAGACTGCGCAATTCGGTGCTGCGAGATCGCGCCGCGAGTCCCGCGATCGCTGCCGCTGTCCTTCATGGGGATCATCGCTGTCTATCGCGACAATCTGCCGATGGGCGGAGAGGTCATTGCCGCGCTGCAAACGGTCGCTTACGTCAATCCGATCATCGGGCTCATGGTCTCGTTCATGACCCGCGAAGCCGCCGTGGATGCCCGGCCAGATTTTGGCGACCCGAGCATCCGTGCTGCTCTCACGGCACCGCAACCGCATGGCCTGGGACTCACACCGCAGCAAGCTGCTCCGCTGCTAGCCGCTGGCCAACAGCACGACACAATCACAGGACGAGACATCGAGCTTTTAGCTAGCGAGGAAATCTAAGTAATGCCTTCCCTGGTCACAAAAACCACGCCCGACTACACCACGCTGATCTCGCCGAAAATTGTCGCGACGGGAAACATCGAACTCGCATCCACGACGCTCGATTTGCGAAACGTGCCAGGGGCTTGGGTCGTCGGTTTTATGGGCCGTGGAAGCGCTGGCACCCCGACCCGCGCCGGATACTTCGCGATCCGACCGACGGACAACAACACGGACATTGTCCCCACGACGATTTTCGACATGGTCGGCCAAGGCCCAACGACGGCCGCTTTGCTCGGGGCGCTCACTGCTGATGTGTCCACCTCGGCAAACACAATCGCTATCGCCTCGACTGCCTTTTCCATCGGCGACACGGTCTGCATTTTTAACTCTGGCGGAACGCTGATCCAATGGAATCGAATCGCCTCGGGTGCGACAACCTCCTGGACGATGGAGCGAAACCACCGCGTACTAAATCTCAATACCAACTCGGTGACCAACCTCGCCGATGTCCGCAGAGTTTGGATCCCTGGCGGTGACATTTACGAGTGTCGATTCGTCAACTACTCGTCGATTCCCTACGTCGTGCAGCTAATGGCCGTCGTCGACAAGGGAGAGACTATTACCTGATGCTCGCGTACTACGGGCCGGAATGGGAAAGCCTTGCAAGCCGAATCGTCGGTCGGTGGTGTCCTTCGTTTACTGGCAACACTGGCCTTCAATTGCCAGACACGACGGGCCGGAATCATGGAACCCTGAACAACTTTGCGAACAACGGCAACGATGCGTATGTAGCAAGCCCAGACAAATTAGCGTTGAATTTTGACGGGGTGAATGATCGCTTAGCAGTCAACACCGTGAACCTAAGTACCCTCGATTTCGCCCTATCGTTTTGGGCGCAGCAAAGGGGCGCGGGGGCGATTGGAATGCCGATTGGCAATAGCACAACGACCACTAGCTATATTTGGTTTCGGTCGGGAAACTATTTGCGTTTCCAAATGCCGACCGGCAACGTCGAGTTTAATCTTACGACATTTACGACATTTAGACATTATTGCATTTTTTCAACACCTAGCACTGCTGCAATTTCAACAATCAACCTTTTTGTAGATGGGGTTTCGATTGGTGCGTTGACCTTAGCGGCGGGGACTTTTACGGTTAATGCAATCGGAGACGGTTATTCGTCAAACGCGTTTCCTTTTCCCGGCGTTATCGACGACGTTATAGTTTTCGGTCAGGGGCTAAGGCCGCATGAACCCAGATTTATCTACGATCAGGGCCGGGGAGGTGGAATGTTGTACCAGCCACCGAGACGACGCAGTGTCGCTGCGGTCATCGCCGCTTTGGTGCTCGCTTGCGAAACAGCCAACTACAGTCTGACGGGTCAAGCAGCAGGCTTGTTCGCGAGTCGATTGCTTGCTGCCGATCAAGCTCAATACATCCTCTCCGGCAACGCGGCCAACATTACCGCAAGCCGCCTGCTTTCAGCCGATCCTGCATCCTACACCGCGACCGGCAACGAGGCTGCGACGATCTGCGCGAGACTGCTCGACGGCGGAGCTGCGGCTTACGCTCTGACGGGCGCCGATGCTGGACTGATCGCAAATCGAAAGCTCACGGCGGAGCAAGCAATCTGTTTCCTAGCTGGAAATAATGCCGAGCTGCTTCGATCGCTCAAGCTTAATGCTGGCTCGATGGCACTGCAACTCGACAACTTTGCCGCGTCGCTGTTAGCCGATCGCAAGATCTCCGCCGACGGTGCCCAGTACATCCTAGTCGTCTCCGATGCAAATCTCACCGGCTCTGCGTCTGGAGTCGCCCCCTACTACTACCTGTTCATGATGCGAGGACCTCAGTAAATGGCCACCTTTAACAAGTTCCAATCGTTCGCCAAAAATGTCGCCGAAGGCAAGATCAACCTTGCCACAGATCAACTCGCCGTCGCACTGACCAACGTCGCTCCTGTAGCTACCAATGCGGTTTTGGCCGATCTGACTGAGATCAGTTACACCAACGCGAGCACTCGCAATCTGACGACCAGCAGCAGCACTCAGACCGGTGGAGTGTACAAGCTCACCGTGGCCGACCTGGTGATCACCGCTTCGGGCGGATCTGTCGGCCCGTTCCGTTACGTCGCTGTCTACGACGACACGCAGACCAGTCCAGCCAAGCCGCTGATCGGATGGTACGACCGGGGCGACTCAGTCACCTTGCTTGCTGGCGAAGCAATCACGCTCGACTTCGATCAAGTCAATGGACTCCTGACCCTCACCTAATTATGTATCGAAACACTGCCGGAACACTAAAAGTCTTCGCGTTCAACCGGACAACCAATGCTCCGGTGACTGGCGGTGCTGCGCAGATCACTTGCCGAGTCTCTCTCGACGGCGGTGCTCGTGCTGCGCTCGCCGATACCAATCCGACCGAGATGGAGGACGGCTACTACCTGTTCGATGTCACCGCAGGCGAAACCAACGGCATCACCGCAGACTTCTTCCCCGAGTCCGCAACATCTGGCGTCCAAGTGATCCCCGTCGAGCATTCTCGCTACCTGTCGCTTGAGAATGTGATCGCGGCCAAAACCAACACGATCCAGTCGGGCAAGGTTTCTTATGCTGGCCCAGTCACCGCCAAAGGCACCGTCGATCAGATCGTCATCGGCGATGATTACCTTGTGGCCCACGGTACCGCATTCGTCTGGACGATCTCTGCGATCCCTGGCATGTCGGTCGGTGCTGTCACGGTCCATTTCGGTGGAACCAACGGGACTCATCCATTCGCCGTCACTGGAACCGCTGCGGACATCGGATCGGGGAAATGGTCGCTCGCCTGCGAGATGCCTCGAGCGACCTCGGGCGGACTGGTCCCCGGAGAGTACCGCTACTCGGTGGCTGTCCACAATGCTGCCGGCGTCGAACTGACTCGGGTGTACTACGAGGATCCGTTCGTTGCTGTGGAGAAATTCACCCCATGAACGTGACCTTCAAAGTCCGAGAAGCTTTCTTCGATCGGCCTAAAGTGATTGCCTCGCTGAAAAAAGCGAAACGCAAAGTCTTGTCCAAGGCTGGTGCTTTCGTTCGCAAGCGAGCTCGGTCGTCGATGCGTCGCCGAAAGTCCGCTTCGGCACCTGGCTCTCCACCGTCGGCTCACTCGCCCAACACGCACTCGCTCAAGACGATCCTGTTCGCGTACCAGCCCCAAAGCGAATCGACGATCGTCGGCCCAGTGCAACTCAACCAAGTCAACTTCACGATCGAGTCGGTCACGAGCACTGTGGCTGGTCTGCATGAACGGGGCGAGACTGCGATCATTCGCGAGTACCGATACGCCTCCATTGAGGGAGAGGGCGAACCGGCCAACTGGCGACGGGTCGACGGCCGTCGAAGGTATGACGAGCGTCCTGGGTATCGATTCGAGACTCGCCGTCGCCGAGCTCGGTACCCCAAGCGTCCGTTCATGCGTCCTGCGCTCGAGGCCGAAGCCCCCAATTTCCCCGAGCTGTTCAAGAACTCGATCGCAGCGGTGAGGTAACACATGGCATCCAACATCAAGGCCGGTCAAGCTTACGTCGAGATCGCGACCAAACAGGGGTCTTTTGACAAAGGTATGGCCCAAGTCCAAGCTGCGATGGCACGTCTCAAAGGCGTCGCGACGACCATGGGCACCGGAATCGGAAAAGGATTCGCTGGTGCTCAAGGTGCCTTGGGTGGCTTTTCCAGGAGCGTACTTAGCCTCCCTGCTGCGATCGCTGGCTCGGTCGCTGTGACTGGCCTTGTCGCACTGGCAAAGAATTTCGCCGACGCTGGGTCCGCCGTCGACGACATGGCCCAGAGAACCGGCATGAGTGCTGAAGCGGTGTCCTCGCTGGGGTACGCTGCAAAGCTTTCCGGTACGGACATCGGAACACTCGAAAAAGGTGTCCGCAAAATGCAAATGGGCATCGCCGATGCAGCCGCTGGCGTGCCTGGTGCTGCCGATAAATTCGCCGCTCTTGGCCTGAGTGTCGCCGATCTGCAGAAGATGTCGCCCGACGAGCAATTCCTAGCGATCGCCGACAAGCTGTCACTGATTCAGGATCCGGCGTTGAAAAGTGCTGCGGCCATGGAGTACTTTGGCAAAGCCGGTGCGGACCTGGTCCCCATGCTTTCCGGAGGGGCCGAGGAAATTCGCAAGCTCCAACAGGATGCCCAAGATCTTGGTCAAACCATGTCCGGCGAGGATGCTGCCGCCGCCGCTAAGCTCGGCGATGTGTTCGACAGGCTGCTCGGCGTGATCGGTGGCCTACAGACCCGAATCGGTTCGGCCCTCGCGCCGCTGCTTACCGCGGTCGGCGAACAGATCATCAGTGTGGTCTCGAACGTCAGCAAGTTCATCGGCGAAAACCAAGAGCTGATCGTAACGATCGCTAAGTGGACGGCGGTCGGAGCTGGCTTGCTCGCTGGCCTTTTCGCACTCGGTGGAGCTGCGGCCGTCGCCTCGGTGGCCATGACCGGCCTAGCTGCGATCGGTGGAGCGATCGCCACAGTGTTCGGCCTGATCGTCAGTGTGATCACCGCCATCGTTTCCCCGATCGGTCTGGTGATCGTCGGAGTCACCGCCGCCACTGGAGCATTTCTCTACTTCTCGGGTGTCGGGGGTGAGATGGTCGGCTATCTGGTCGCCAAGTTCAACGAGCTTAAATCGATTGTGCTGCCGGTGTTCGATGCGATTAAGACCGCTTTGATGTCCGGCCAATGGCAAGCCGCTGGCCAAGTCGCCATGACCGGCCTGCAATTGGTCTTCCGGGTCGCGACTCGGGACCTGTACGCGGGGTGGCTTTCGATGATCACGAAGATTCAGAACGCTTGGACGGATCTGTCCGCCATGGTTTCCATTGGTGCGATTGAAATGGTCGTCGGTGTCGTGAACACCCTGGCCGGGATCCCAACCCAACTGGCCAAAGGATTCGCAACGGCAGTCACTTGGTTACAGGGTGCGTTCGACGAAACGGTCAACTTCATCGCCAAGAAGCTGCTGTACATCTATTCGCTAATCGACCGTTCGGTTGACTACGAAAAAGCAGCGATGCAGATGGACAAAGATGCTGCCAAACGAGCCGATGCGCGTCAGAAATCGCTAGACACTGCCAACCAGAAACGAGACCAGGAGCTACAGACTGGCAATACTGGCCGCTTGCAATTGGCCAATCAAATGACGCAGGGTATCACCGCCCAGGCGAATCAAACCAAGAGCGATCGCGAGGGACGCAACGCTCAATCCCTTGGTGTGTTTGACAAATCGATTTCTGATCTCCGAGCATCGTTGAAAACACAAACAGCGGAGATCGACAAAAACGCACCAGGGAAAGGATTCCTTTCCTTCCTCGGTCCTTTGGGGCAAGCCGTTGAATCCGTGGTCGACACAGCCAAGACGCTGTCCGCTCCGACAAGCCGCAAGATTCCAACCGTAGAACAGATCAAAGCGACTACTGCCACTCAAGTCGGAGGAACGTTCTCAGGCTTTGCTGCTGGCATGATGGGGGGCACTACATCGGCCCTCGATCGTATGGCGGATCAGTCAGCCAAATCGAACGACTTGCTCTCGCAGATCGCCAAGAACACCGCCCAATCATCATCGCCTACTTATGGGACCTAAATAAATCATGAGTGCATGGACGCATTTGCCGATCTTCATTGATGAAACCGCAGAGTCTCGCGAAACGGACTTCGATCTCATTGGTGGACGTAAAAGCTTCAACCGCATTGCTATCGTCACCGGATACACCCAGGCGGAGGATGCTGCACAAGCGGCCATCGACTTGCCCAGTACTCCATTCCCATTGACCATTGCGGCCAGTGGAGTACTTCCCGCGATGCAGATGGTCACTGCTAAGGCGAAGCCGCTTGCGCCAAACGCATGGGAAATTGTCTTTGGGTACGAATCTCGTGCGATCGAGCTGTTCACCTACAGTGGCACGAGCCAGGGCAAGAGCCAGACAATCACCCAGTCGTATGGGACAACGATCTACGGTTCGGGCGCTGCGAATTATGGATCGGCGATCAACGTCGATCAGAACGGAGTCAAGGGCGTCGAGATCGGGATTCCTGGCCTAGAATTTTCGATCGAAAAGACGATGGCAAAGGGCGTACTAAGTTTTGCGTATGTGTTGACCCTTGTGAATTTGACGTACAAAACCAACAACGCAGCTTTTCGAGATTTCGCCCAGGGTGAACTGCTTTTTACCGGCGCGGAGTTCCGTCAATCTAGCAACGGCGAAACGACAGTTGTTTTCAAATTTTCCGCTTCGCCAAATCGAACTGGGCTGTCGTTTGGTACAATTACCGGCGTTGCCAAGAAGGGGCACGAGTACCTATGGATCGACTATGAAGCTTGGGAGTCTGGTGGCTTTGTCATCAGGCGTCCTCGCGGAGTGTACGTCGAGCGAGTGTACGAAGAGGGCAATTTTGCCTTGCTAGGAATCTAACCCCTTAATCATGACATTTCCAGGCGACAAATTCCGACCATCGGCAAGCCGTGAAAGAGAGATCACGAAGCTCATCGAAGCTGCGCGTGGCAATGCTGCGTCGTTCGGGGTGCCTGGCCTCGATGGCCTCGGGCCTGGACATGTCATCGCCAAGAATGAAACCGGTGCGAATCTGGCAATCGGCAAGGCTGCTTTGATCCCCCAGGCTGGAAACCCTCCTGGAGTATCGAGCCAGGAGGCCAGCCCCCGCAAAGATCCGAGTTACCAAAAGGGGTACTACACCCTCAAGGCCTTGACGCCTCTGATCAGTGGGGCCACTCCTCATTTTGAATCAATGGCTGTGACGATCGAGCCAATACCAGAAGGCAAATTCGGTCGGGTTGCGATCGCTGGACTGGCGGTGGCGGACTACTCGATCGCGAGCGGATTCGTGATGCCGATCGCCGGATCGGTAGTCGGTAGTGCATTCGGCTTGGCAAAGATCGTCGCCAACACTTCTGGACTCTCCGGGGGTGCTGGCTTTGGAATTTGGGATCTGTCTTGCCGAGCCATGCAAGCCAGTTACACACTCACGACCAATTGGGCTGCTGGCTCCGCCACAGCGACAATCGCAGGCTACTCGACGCAGATCCTGGATTCGTTCAACATTGCCACCTGGCAGGTCAACGGGGACAAAGGCTGGGCGATTTACGACACTGGATTTTGGCGAGTAATCAATCCTTGGTGTGTGGGGAGCTAAGCCATGACATCGACGATCATCGAGGGACTGACCTGTGCTTGGTGCGATGCCAACGGATCGCAAAAGAAGTGCTACCGCTGCCGAGACGCATGCAGGCAACCACGGCTCAACGACCGTCTCTACAGCATGCAGGTGACTGGGAACAATGGACTGCTTCCCTTTGCCGTGGTGTACGATGCCAGCTTTGCGACCGTCAACGGATGCTGCTCGAGTATCACCGCTTTCCCGAGAGCTGCTCCGAACGATCTGAGTGACATCAACGGTCTGTACCGATGGCGACGCTATCAGCGGAATTTTACATCTGTCCAGAAACACTGGGCGATTTGCACCAATCCCAGCC